TCGGGATGGATAAGAAAGCGGCAATGCAGCGAATTATCGAATTGACTTATTCAGAAGATTGGCAAAATGACAAAGAAGCTGCTTCAGAAGTGATGAGGCTTGGAAGAGCGATGTGGGCAGACAAGAGCAACAAGCCAAGACCACGAAAAATCGCAATTTGGCACGGTGACAAACTTCTAGTGACAGGGACAGCTGAACAGTTAGCAAGTCTCACAGGCTTGCACGAGAAAATCGTGAGAAAAAGAGCTAGGTGTGGATACACAGACGTTAAGAAGAGAACGTTTAGGTACGTGGAGGAATCATCATGACAACAGAAGAAGTGATTCAAATGCGTATTCGAAGCATTCAACGTGAGATTGACGATCTGGAACGAACAAAGGCAGTGATGGTCAATGAAACGGCGAGAAAGGCAATCGATTTGCACATAGAGAATTTAAGAAGGAAAATTCGTATATTGGAGGAATGATCGTGGATAAGAAAGCAGCAATGAAACGAATTGCTGAATTAACCAAGTCAGAATCTTGGCAAGAAGACAAAGAAATAGTTGCAGAAGTCCAAAGGATCGGCAAATCAATGTGGGCTGAAAAGTCCAAACGGAAAACGCCGAGAAAAATTGCAATCTGGCATGGTGATCGAATTCTAGTAACAGGTACTGCTGAACAGTTATCTGAAATTACAGGTCTGAGCAAAAACATTATTTGGGATAGAGCTAGGAGTTTATGGATTGATTCAAAAGGACGACAGTTTAGGTATATGGAGGAGAAAAAATGAACGAACTAATCACAAAAGTAGAGAAGTGGGCAAAAGATAAGGGATTGGATCATGCGGATCCAAAAGCACAGTTTTTGAAAGTAGCTGAGGAATTCGGGGAAATCGCTTCAGCAATGGCAAGAAGTAATGATGAGTTATTTAAAGATAGCGTAGGAGACGTAATCGTCACTCTGATTATCCTTTCCATGCAAAAAGGGACAAATGTACAAGAGTGTTTAGAAATGGCGTACAACGAAATCAAAGGACGCACAGGGAAGATGGTAGATGGTGTGTTCGTGAAGTCGAGTGATTTGGAGGAAGCGGAATAAATGTTCAAAATAGCATTTTATCTGTTCGATTACAAAGATGGTTCGTTTAAGAAAGTTTATTTCCATCACTGGAATGATAGCAAGCCAGTTTTTACAAAAAACAAGAGGAGAGCTCAGGAGTATTTTGATGAAAGATCAGCAAATAAAGATATAGTGCAGTTAAAAAAAGCAGAATCACCATCTTCGAAAACATTATCTATAAAATTGGAGGAAGCGGAATGAACAACAGACATCGCAGAATAACAAAACTAAGAAAACAGGAACTGAATGTACTAAAGACAAAGTTTGAAAAAGAATTAAAGTGGCAAGTCAGTGTGTTGCTATTACAAACGAGGCTATTCGTAAGTTTGAGATTTCGATACTAGATATTAAATGGGAGGATACAGAATGAAGATTTATGTAGTAAGGTTCGGGAATAAATTTTATAGAAGTGATGAACGTTCTATAGGGGCTAACACATTATCCATTGTAGACATACTCCAAAGTGCAAGATGGTTTGATAATCTCGAAGAAGCTAACCAAGTTTCACGACGACTTGGTGGATTAACGCAAGTATATGAACTGGTCACTGTCGATCATGAGGAGGTAGAGTAATGAAACTAAAAGACGGATTTTACGCTAGTAGTCATGGTATCGGCGGTTTAATGCTAGATATGCCGACAAAGAACCCTAAAACACGTAAGAAACCAAAATTCAAAGTCGGTGACATGGTTCGCTGCGAAGCAGAAGGGTTCATCTATCCATTTCGTGGATATGTAGAGCACGTCTATAATCACTCAGCAATCATTCGTATTGAAAACACGATGGAATGTGACAAGTGGTTAGCGAAAAGCAAAGAGAATTTAGCTGTAGCGAGATTGGTGGATATTGAAGTAATTAATGGCAAATAAAAAAGCCGGATCGCTCCGACTGATTCAATAAATCCAACACATTTATTATATCACATAAAGGAGCGGTTTGACTTGATGCAATTGTTACGAGAGGTAGATTTCAAACAGACAAGATGTAATGCGAGAGATGTGCTGAAGAACTTTCGGCGTTTGGAGCGGATGGCAGGTCGCTCTTTGATAGATATTAAGTCGCCGATTATAACGGATATGCCGAAGGCACCGAAATATGGAAACAAGGCAGAAGACGCGATCATTCAGATGATGGATATAGAAGCGGAGAGAGATGCGATTCTAGCGGCTTTGATGGCTCTTAGTCTGATTAGTCGTCAGATACTCTACTACAGCTTCTGTGTGCCAGATAGCTTCTCAAACTACAGGATTAGCCGTGAAGTGGGTTATTCAGAAAGAAGCATACAGCGGATGAAGTCGGAAGCTCTAATAGAATTTGCAGAAGCGTATAAACATGGGGAAAAAATTGCTTATAAATAATTTGGCGGTTTTTTGGCGGAATGATGGCGGTTTTTAGCCATTTATCAGTGATATTATGATAGTGTCGAAAGATTGTGATAGGTCTTCGATAAAATAAAATGTAAGGGAGGAAATCTCCCTCGTCGTTTTAACTTCTTCTTTATGATAAACAGCAATCAACAAAAAAATAAATTGAAAGGAAGTGTAAAAACTCCTCTTCCTTTAAGTTCACGTGCCGTCTTTTTTTATGGTTACTATTTGTGATATGCTAAACTAAAATATAGTTTGGAGGAACAAATAATGGATGAATCTCTTAAGACGGCTCTCATTTTAGCTATTGTTGCTGGAATAATTAACGCGATAGTTAAAAGTATTGAGATCTGTATGAATAATAGAAATGAAAAGAAAAGAATGAAATTGGAAGTCCTATTAGAAAGAAACGGTACATTGGAAAAGAATATTCAGGACTTTTTGTCAGGAGTTGATTCTGTCATGAAAAGCACTACCGGTTTTCCTCTTGCTTCAATTCGTCATATTGATAAAGAAATAAGCACCAGTGATTATCGACGAATCATAATCGATCAACAAGATGATATTAATGTTGGTATGGAAGTAACCTTTAGGACAATTACATCAATTAAGCTTTTGATTTCGAATTCTAAATACAAAATGAAAATAATTGAGTATCTTGAAAAGTGTAGAGCGGACTTAGAAGAATCTGTTTCAAAAGTCATGGAAAATGAAGTTTATAAAAATGATAGAGATATGATGGAGTCATTAGACGCTGAAATAGAAGTTTTACGTGGAAGAGCACAACACAATGTTGATAAATCAATTCAACTTTTAAATGAATACTTCAATGAAGATCCTTTCTAAGGGTCTTTTTATTTTACAAAACAAATGTTGCGGAGCGAGGTGGTGTCACATGTGAAGAAATACGAACTAGCTAAAGATGATTATGAAAAAGGGTTGAAGTATAGAGAAATAGCGGAAAAGTATGGTGTATCCATCAGCACAGTAAAGTCATGGAAATCCCGTTACTGGTCTCGAGAAAAGGTTGCAACCAAGAACGCAACTATTCCGAACAACAAAGGAGCGCCAGAGGACAACAAAAACGCTGTTACCCATGGCCTTTTTGCCAATTGGTTACCTTCTGAAACATTAGAAATTATGAATGAGGTTGCAACCTCTAAACCTGAGGATATCTTATGGAATAATATCATGATCCAGTACACGGCTATTATCCGAGCACAGAAAATCATGTATGTTGATTATGAGGGTAGTTTGTCCAAAGAAGTTTCTAAGTGGTCCTCGAGTGATTCTGGAAGTTCAGAAGAATATGCTATTCAATATGCTTGGGACAAGCAAGCTAATTTCATGAATGCACAATCAAGGGCTATGAGCACGCTATCTAGCTTAATTAGACAATTTGTCTCTATAGCTGATGAACATGATGAACGTAGAAAGAAACTAGAATACATGGATGTACAAGTCAATTTAGCAAAAGCACAATTGAAGCAGTTAGATGATGGTTATGATTCGTCAGAAGAACAAACTGTAATTATTGATGACATTCCGTTAGTTGAAAGCGAGGCTGGTTCAAATGGCATTAATGGCCAAGAAACAAACTCAAATTAAGACTACGGACTTGATCAACCCGCATTTTTATAAAGTTTGGCATGCAAAGTGTCCTTATATTTTAATGAAGGGTGGACGTGGATCTTTTAAATCATCTGTTATCAGTTTGAAATTAGCAACAGAAATGAAGAAGCACACACAAGCTAAGCACAAAGTAAATGTTGTCTGCATGATGAGTCAGCACAAGTATTTAAGAGATGCTGTTTATGAACAAATCAAGTGGGCACTTTCAATGTTAGGCATTTCAAAAGAATATAAGTTTCGTACTTCTCCTTTGAGAATCATTCATAAACGTACTGGCTCTAAGTTCTATTTTTATGGTGTTGATGATCCCTTAAAACTAAAATCAAATGCAATTGGCGATGTCATTGCTTTGTGGTATGAAGAAGCCGCAAACTTTGAAAGCGAAGAAGTATTTGACCAGACGAATGCAACCTTTATCCGTCAACGGTCGCCATGGGTAGATCAAGTACAAGTTTACTATTCATGGAATCCACCCAAGAATCCATATGATTGGGTTAATGAATGGGTAGAGAAATGCATACGCCTAGATGATCATTTAGTGGACCACTCGACTTATAAAGATGATGAGTTAGGTTTTACGGATCCTCAGCAATTAAAGCTGATAGAAACGTATAGAGAAAATGATGAAGATTACTATCGATGGCTTTACTTAGGCGAAGTGATTGGTCTGGGCACGCTCATCTATAACATGGATCATTTCCATCCGCTTGATGAGTTACCAGATGATGATTACATCGTTCAGATTTGCTTTTCAATCGATAGTGGACACCAAATATCAGCGACTACCTGTGGATGCTATGCCATTACAAGAAAAAGAAACGTCATTCTACTAGACACCTATTACTACTCTCCTGAAGGAAAAGTAAATAAGAAGGCACCTGATGAGCTTTCTAAAGATTTGCATGATTTTATTGAGCGATGTCAAACAAAATACAATAAGTATGCCTACAAAATCACGATTGATTCGGCGGAAGGCGCTCTAAAAAATCAATACTATAAAGATTACAATGAGAGGTTTCATGCAGTGGCCAAAGCTAAAAAAGTAGATATGATCGATTATGTACAGAACCTCCTTGCACAAGGCAGGTTTTTTTATTTGGATACAGAAGCAAATCGAATATTTATTAAAGAGCATCGTGATTATCGATGGGATGAAGATACTTTACAATCTGATGATCCAAAAGTTATCAAAGTTGGTGACCATACATGTGACCAGTTCCAATATTTTGTAAAAGATAATCTAAATGATTTAGGACTGAAATGGTAGGTGAGAAAATGAGCGGAATTCAGCGCATCAAAAACTTTTTTAAGAAAGGAGTGAAACGAATAGATATGAATTTGAATGGCATAGAACTTGGTAAAATCACAGATCATCCCAAAATTGGGATTGATTCGCTAGAGTACGCTCGAATAGCGGAGAACTTCAAATATTATGCTAATTTATTTCCGGATGTCAACTATAAGAGTTCATTTGGCGACAATAAAAAACGAGAATTTAAATCATTGAACGTGACTAAGACTGCTGCGAGACGATTGGCTAGTATCATTTTCAATGAAAAATGTAAAGTTACGCTGAACGATCCCACTGATAAAAAGGATGTTTCTAAAGAGATTAAAGAAGCATCTGAATTTTTGGAACAAACATTATACGACAACAATTTCTATAATTTGTTCGAATTGAATCTTGAGAAAGGTATCGCTGCAGGAGGATTTGCTATGCGGCCTTACATTGATGGAGATAAGATTAAAATCTCGTGGATTCGTGCAGATCAGTTTTACCCGTTACGTTCAAATACAAACGAAGTTAGTGAGTGTGCTATTGCTACTAAATCAATTCAAACTGAAGGGGACACGAATTACTACTACACGCTCCTCGAATTTCATGAGTGGCAAGACGAAAAGTATGTTATCAGTAATGAGCTTTACAAATCTGACAACAGTAACGTTGTTGGAAAGCAAGTTCCACTGTCGATTCTATATCCTGACTTAGCTGAAACAGTTACACTAGAAGGCTTGAAGAGACCGCTTTTTGCTTACTTCAGAACGCCTGGAGCTAACAATAAATCGTTAGAGAGCCCATTAGGCGTTGGAATCGTTGATAATGCAAAAGAAATCTTAGATACCATCAATAATACTCATGACCAATTTGCTTGGGAAATACAAATGGGACAAAGACGTGTTGTAGTTCCTGCAGAGTTTCTTAAAACAGATGAAGCCCATCCGCCAATGTTTGATAGTGATCAAAATGTATTTGTAGGGATGTATGGGGCAGAAAATGCTGGAATAAAAGATATTACTACGGCAATACGAACAGTTCAGTATAAGGACGCTATCAGTCATCTAATTAAAGAGTTCGAGGTGCAGGTTGGTTTGTCAGTGGGTTCGATGAACTATGCGGATGACGGCATTAAAACGGCCACTGAGATTGTTTCTAACAATTCCATGACTTATCAGACACGTTCAAGCTATTTGACTATGGTTGAAAAAGTTATCAATGAGCTTATTCATTCTATTTTTGAACTTGCAGGATACGGAGAAATGTTTGAAAGCAAGAAACCGCTATTCTCTATTGAATATGATAGTTATTTAGTAACAGTTAGTTTTGAGGATGGTCTATTTGTCGATCGTAACAAACAATTAGAAAATGATCTAAAGGCTGTAACTGCTGGCGTAATGCCTAAGAAACAGTTTCTTATACGTAATTACAATCTAAACGAAGATGAATTAGAAGATTGGTTAGCTGCATTAAAAGATGAAATGCCAGAAGCGGGATCAACCGAACGGCGTAGTCAAGATGCCTTATTCGATTTAGGTGATTAATTATGATTACACCAGAAAAAATGCAAAAGGCCGCAAACTCAATTATCAATATCTATTCAGAACTGGAAGACCGAATCTTTAACATCATAATCAAAGCGTTAAAACAATCTCGTTTTCAAGATGTAGCTAAAGAAGACGTGCTTTTGTGGCAAGTAAATCAACTTTCTAAAATGGGTACACTGAACGATAAAGTTATTGATTTGTTAGCAAGTTATACTGGAGAAACTCAAGAAGCGATTGAACAATTGATTAAAGGAAACGGCGTGAAGATCGTTGATGAAATTGATCGAGAGTTAGAACGAATGGTTCATAAAAGTGTTCCTGTATCTGACGACGTAAACAAAATTCTAGACTCTTTGGTTCGTCAAACTTTCCAAGACTTAAATAATAATGTCAATCAAACGCTGATCACTACTAATTTCAACGAGAATGCAGTCATGAGAGCTTATCAAGCAATTCTCAAACAATCAACCATCGAATCTATGACAGGTCTTAAAACGCATGAGAAAGCCGTAAAAGATAACGTCTACAAAATGGTTGATATGGGAATTAAATCGGGTTTTGTTGATAAAGCTGGTCGAGAGTGGTCGATGGAAGCTTACTCGAGAACAGTGATTCAATCCACCTCACACAGAACGTTTAATGATCTTCGTTTGAAACGAATGGAGGACTTCGACTGTGTCACTGCATTAATGAGTAGTCATCCAGCAGCTCGCGAAGCCTGTGCGCCAATTCAAGGCGGATGGGTATTAACTGTGCCGAAAAATGAAGCGCCAGAAGAATTCAAGCATTTACCATCTATTTACGATCACGGATATGGCGAGCCCGGTGGAACGCAAGGAATTAACTGTACACATATTCTTTATCCTGGTAGGCCTGATGTGAATACAAACAATCAGCCGCGATATGATCCAGAAGAAGCACAAAGAAATGCTGAGATCCAGCAGAAGCAAAGAAGATTAGAGCGTGATTTTCGTTACCAGAAGAAGCGAATGAGTGCGGCGGTAGAATTGGAAGATCCCGAAACTGTCCAGATGTGCAAACAAGTGATTGCTAACAAACAGAAACAGTTAAGAGAGCTTATCAACGAACATGAATTCTTAGTTCGTGATTACAGTAGAGAACAAGTACAAAGTTAATAATTTTAGGCTTAGCAATCGCTAGTCTTTTTATTTTGCCCCGAATACGGCGTTAAACTGTTCAATCCATCGAGGGCGTAGCCTCGTTAAACAACGAAAGGATGAATGAAATGAAACGTGAAGAACTGAAAGAACTTGGCTTAACTGATGAACAGATTGGATCAATTATGGCTTTGCATGGTGTGACTGTGAACGAGTTGAATAGTCGGGTGTCTACCGCGGAACAACAGGCCACTCAATATCAAGAACAGTTAGAGAAAAATCAAAATGAGCTGAATGATTTCAAAGCAAATGCTAAAGGAAATGAAGATCTTACTAAGCAGTTAGAGGATTTACAATCTAGGTTTGATGAAATCAAGACGAGTTCTGAACAACAAATTGCTGATCTTAAAAAATCATCAGCGATTGACTTAGCTCTAACACAAGCCGGAGCTAAAAACATTAAGGCTGCTAAAGCCTTGCTAGACAGCGAATCATTGGAACTGACAGACGAGGGATTAAAAGGATTAGATGACCAACTGGCCGCGCTTAAAGAAAGCGACGGTTATTTATTTGGCCAATCTGAACAGGTTCCACCTAATCCCGATGGTAAGAAGGCTACCTTTTCTGGGAATGCTAGTTCTGCGCAAAACAATGAAGAAGATGCTTTTGCTAAAGCATTAGGTATTATGCCAAACAAAAATTAAATTGGAGGGAATAAAATATGGCAATTAATTACATTACAAAAGACAATGGGATTTTCGATCAGAAGATCACTCAAGGATTGTTAACGACGATCTTAGGTATTCCACAAGTTGAATTTGTGAACGGTGGTAAATCATTTACATTAACGACTATTTCAACTTCTGGTTTGAAATACCATACACGTAACAAGGGATTCAACAGCGGTACCTATGGAAACGACAAAAAAGTGTACACAATGGGTCAAGACCGTGACGTTGAGTTTTACATCGATAAACAAGATGTTGATGAAACAAATCAAGATTTGGCTGTAGCTAACATCTCAAATGTATTTATTACAGAACACGTGCAACCTGAAATTGATGCGTATCGTTTTTCTACTTTAGCTTTAGGAGCAGGAAATACTAAAGAAGAAACAATTACTGAAAAGAATGCTTATACAGCCATTAAAGCTGCAATTTTACCAGCTCGTAAATTTGGCCCACAAAACCTAGTAGCGTTTGTATCAACAACCGTAATGGATGCATTAGAACGTTCTTCAGAATTTACTCGTAATATCACTAATCAAAATGTTGGGCAAACGGCACTAGAATCTAGGGTAACTTCTCTTGATGGTGTGTTATTGGTCGAAGTTTGGGACGATACTCGTTTCAAAACTAAGTTCGATTTCACTGATGGCTACGCTGCTGCCGCTGATGCACAAGACATCAATATCTTAGTTGTCGCTAAACAAGCAGTTATCCCCGTGGTTAAAGAAAACACCGTCTTCTTGTTTGCGCCAGGCGAACATTCACAAGGTGATGGCTACTTATATCAAAACCGCTTATACCACGACTGCTTTATCAAAGAACAACAAAAAGAAGGTGTATCTGTCTCTTTGGCCCCAAAAGCTTAGCCCCATCCGGCGTAACTTTGAATAAAACAACAGCTACGCTAACGGTGGGAGCAACAGAAACATTGTCTGCTACTGTATCACCAGAAACGGCAACTGATAAATCAGTCAAATTTACCTCTAGCGATGAAACAATTGCAACAGTAACGCCAGTGCAAGGAAAGGTTACTGCTATTAAAGTAGGAGCTACGACGGTCACAGCGACAACCGTAAATGGTAAAACTGCTACGTGTGAAGTCACGGTAACCGCAGCAAGCGAAGGATAGCTACTAAACTATCCTTTTTAATTGAAAGGAGGCAGTTATGAGCTATCTTACGCACGATGAATATTTAAAATCAGGATTCAACAAAGTATCAGTTTCGGAGTTTGATGACTTAGAAAAATGTGCTGCACGTCAGCTTAATCGAGTGACAGGCGATTTTTACATGAGACATTCTTTAGCTGATGACACGTTCAAATATCGAGTGGATAAGTTCAAAATCGCAATGGCTGTCCAAATTGAATATTTGAAGTCAGTTGGAGTTACTTCGTTATCAGACTTACTAAATGCTTCCCCTTCAAGTGTCAGCGTTGGTCGTATGCGTATTGAATCTGGAAGCACGAATGCAGCAACAGTTGGCAGAACGATGGTTGCAACAGAGGCTTATAACGAGTTGATCTATACAGGACTTCTTTACAAGGGAGTTGACTATCGATGATTCCATTAATGCCAAAAGAACTTTGTAACCAGTCAATTACTTTGAGGCTGCTAGATGGTCATGACAAATGGCAAAAACCTATCTTTTCAGACCCAATCATGATTAATCATATGATTTTCCAACCTCAAACAGTGTACAGCGGTAGTAATAATAATCGGCAAGTGGTAGCCAACGCTATCGCTTTTTTGTTTGCTGGAGTATCTGATCCGATGCCAGTGATTAATAAAAATCATGTTGGGTCAAAGATTGACTTTGAAGGTGAGACTTACACTATCACTACTATCGTTGATAACCGTAATCCATACAGTAACGAAGTCTACTCGTATGAGTTGGAGGTGCTGTAATGCTCCATGTTAAGGTTGAAAAAAATGGCGTCGATCGTAAGTTATCAGTGATGAACATCAATTCAGCACTGTACTATATGACTGCTCAGATGCATCCAGACATGAACCTATATGCGCCAAAACGGCAAGGACATTTAAGAGACAAATCATTTGTTAACAAGAACCGAATCACATATACCGTTCCTTACGCTAAACCTCAATTTAGAGGGATCGTCAATGGTAGTAGAGTTAAGAATTATACAACGCCAGGGACAAGCCGACGTTGGGACCTCAGAGCAAAAGCGAATCACATGGATGATTGGCGTAGAGCGTTTATCAAAGGAGGAAACTTGTAATGGATTTATGGGAACGATTATCTGACTCGATAGATTCTATTCAAGGCCTTCCAATGCCATGCTCGATGGGATTTCTAAACGGTGAAGATACACTTTGTGTTTATTCGATGCCAGGTAGTCGGACAGTAGAAGAATACTTTGACGGTACGAAAGAGCGTGAAATGCTTTACGAAGTAGGATTTAATACAAAAGATCAAGAAAAAGCCAACAAAACATTATGGCTTATATCAAATCATTTAGACGAGCTTTCAACTCTAGCATCAGAGGATGGGAGTTTCGTCTTTTTAGGTATCGAAATAAGCGAGACACCTTTTGTAAGCGAACAGGACACTCAAGGGAACTCAACTTATTTATTAGGTATCAAAATCACCATTCATCAATTCAAAAATTAGGAGGAAATTTAAATGGCAGAAAATAGTAAAGAATTTT